ACAGCGACGCCAAAACATGCTGAACGCGCAGGCGGCCCAACGCTATTCAGCAGCAAATCTACATGATAGCAACGCGGAGATGATTACGATGGGTCTGCCGGCGGCAAATATCAAACGGGAGTTCGATCTAGCCAACCCGGGCGTTGTAAGATTCGGCCGGGGGGCAGAACACCTATCGCCGGCAACAAGCGCGGTATCGTCCGCGCTGGATCGATTCATCCCGCGGCGGTCAGTACACACTCAAAGGATAAAGTAAATGGAAGAGCGGAAAGTCCGCAAAGCATACGAGGGAACGAGATTCAGAACAGACGTAGGCTCGGAGCCTACAGTGGCAAAACAGTCGTTCGCGGACGAGTGCGATATCAACAAAATGATCGAAAGACACCGCCGTAACGGGGGCGTATGGGATCACCTAGCGAAGCGGGAGCCCACGTACGGCGACTTCAGCAGGGCAGAGGACCTGCATACCGCGATGAATCACGTCGCGGACGCAGAGGCGCAATTCATGGAACTCCCTTCAGGAGTTCGAGCGCTCTGCGAAAACTCAGCAGAAGAACTACTCAGAGCTCTGGCAGATCCAGAGCGGACGGCTGAGCTGGTAGAAGCGGGGCTACCGATGGTAGATACCTACACCGCGCCAGAAAAAGAGGAAACGAAAAAAACAGATGACACCGGCGAAGAGACGGTGGAGTTAAACGCCCCCGGAATTCAAGGGGGCGAATAGCAACACTTATTACTCACTTGATGTAATAAGTAGGACTGACACCAAAAGGAGCAACAATGGCCTATGGAAGGCGCCGAAGGCGGATAAGCAGGCGAGGAAGCAGAAAGAGTTTCCGGCGTGGAGCCCGGACTCACAAGAAAAACTACTCACACAGGCCCATGCGTGGTGGTTGGAGAATCTAACCAGATGGCGTGTACGCGCCCCCTGCATGGCTATAAGGCACCCGGGGGAAAGGTCTCATTTAGCCCGCGGTCGGGGTTTACCGACCTCCCCTCAGTCACGGTTAAGTGCGGTCAATGTCTCGGGTGCCGGATGGAAAAGAAACGCGCGTGGGCGATACGCGCGGTACACGAAGCGCAGATGCACGAGAGGACAAGCTTCCTAACGCTAACGTACGACGACGAGCACCTACCAGAGGATGGTTCGGTTGACGTACGGCACTGGCAATTGTTTGCAAAAAAACTCCGCAAGAAGAAGGGACCATTCAGGTTCCTACACTGCGGAGAGTATGGGGAGAAGAATCTCCGGCCTCACTACCACGCGATCATATTCGGACACGACTTTCACGAGGATCGGACCGTGTTCTCGCGGAAAAAAGGAAAGCCGTTATGGATCTCAGAAGATCTCACAGCCCTCTGGGCGAATGGATTCTCGACCATTGGTACCGTCACCTTCGACAGCGCGGCGTACGTAGCAAGTTACTGCGTCAAAAAGGCGAGTGGGTTGCAATCGCCAGAGACATACGAGCGCGTGAGGAAAGACACAGGAGAAGTGTGGACAGTAAAGCCCGATTACGCGACGATGAGTCGCAGGCCGGGCTTGGGTTATAGCTGGTACCAAAAATATAAAGGAGACGTCTATCCAGAGGACGTCGTGATACAGAAAGGACAGGTGTTCAGGCCACCAGCGTACTACGATACGCTACTAGAAAAGGAAGACCCTCAACTATGGGAAAAAATACAAAGCAAAAGAAAAGAGCTCGTAAGAAGAGACGAGAACTATCAGGATCCGAGCCGTTTGGAAGCGAAGGAAGTGGTTCTCGCGGCAAAAATCAGTCACTATCAGACGCTGTCAAAGCAAGCATAAAAGACCTGAGACGAAAAATTCTCACAGAAAAAAAGAAGCATGGATAACAATATAAAAAAAATAATGGGAGACTAACAATAATACTACTCCTAATAATACTCTTCAGCAATCTAACAGAACTAACAATTACATGCTCAGAAAATGGCTTAGAGCCATCACAAATAATAGAGAAACTAACGAAAGGTCGGTAAATCAATTGGAAAAACTAGAGCTATTCAGCGTGTACGACAGCAAGGTAGAGGGTTATCTTCCTCCCTTCTCAAGCAACAACAAGGCGGTAGCAATACGACAATTCGAAACAGCAGTACTCCGTGAGGGAGCGGATCTTTACGAGCATTGCGAGGACTATTCACTTTGGCACGTAGGCCAATTCGATCCGGACAAGGGTCTACTCATCAGCAACGAGATGGCAACGGTAGTGGTTCAGGCACACCAGATCGTAAGTAAAAATAAGAACCAGCAGGAGATGCAATTCGATGGCAAGGTTTAAGGCCACACAAAGTTCCAACGTAGACAGACAGCATTCGTTCGCACAGATACCGTCAGTAAAAGTTCCGCGGTCAGTATTCAACAGATCCTGCGGTGTAAAGACGACGTTCGATGCGGGGCTATTGGTGCCCGTATTCTGCGACGAAGCGCTACCAGGCGACACCATGACAATGGAAATGGCGGCGTTCGCGCGGATGGCGACGCCGCTACACCCAATCATGGACAACCTACACCTAGATGTGTTCTTCTTCTCAGTACCGTTGCGCCTGGTGTGGAACAACTTTCAGAGATTCATGGGTGAAGAAAAAAGTCCAGGTGATTCAACGGACTTCACGATCCCGCAAATAGTAGCCGGTGGCGGAGGCCACGGCGTGGGATCGCTATCAGACTATCTAGGTATTCCAACACTAGTGCCAAACCTAACAACATCAGCGCTGTATCACAGAGCGTATGGACTCATCTGGGACGAATGGTTCAGAGACGAAAATCAGCAGTCAGCATTCGAGCATCCTATGGATGACGGACCAGATCCGCTAAGCGGATACACAGCACTAGTATTCAGAGGGAAGCGCCACGACTATTTCAGTGGGTGTCTTCCCTTTCCACAGAAAGGCACACCGGTAACGATATCTCTGGGTAACACAGCACCGGTGGTATCGGCGGGAGATGGTATCCCGCTGTTCGAGGAAGCTACACCGGGCTGGCAGAACCGGTCGTTGGATGCAGAAACTACTGCGGGCGCCGTAAAGTTTAGCGGCGGCGGCTTCGGCGTGGGCGATGTAGCCCATTGGGGGGACCCCAAGCTCGAAGCGAATCTGGAGTTCTCAACAGGAGCAACAATCAACGCAATCAGAGAAGCATTCCAGATCCAGAAACTAATGGAAAAGGACGCCAGAGGCGGTACGCGGTACACAGAGGTAATTAGAAGCCACTTTGGCGTAACGAGTCCAGATCAGAGACTACAGCGGCCCGAGTATCTCGGGGGCGGTAGCACACGCATATTGGTAAATGCGGTGCCGCAAACGAGTGCAACAGAAACAGGTACAGAACAGGGCAACCTCGCGGCATTCATAACAGCGGGAGCGCAATTCAGAGGTTGGACCAAGAGCTTCACAGAGCATGCACTAATAATGGGCTTCGTAAACGTGAGAGCAGACCTGAACTATCAGCAGGGTCTAAACAAGATGTTCTCACGACTAACGCGGTTTGATTTCTATTGGCCCAGCTTCGCACATTTAGGAGAGCAGGTCGTCAAGAACAAAGAAATCTTCGCCGACGGAAGCGCCGCGGACGAGCTCGTGTTCGGATATCAGGAACGCTATGCGGAGTACCGCTACAAGCCCAGCATAATAACTGGTAAGATGCGGAGCAATTCAGGCACCAGTTTAGACACGTGGCACCTGGCACAGGACTTCGGATCCCTGCCGGTGCTTGGCGAGGCATGGATGCCAGATACCCCACCAATATCCAGAGTGGTAGCAGTACCGACAGAGCCAGACTTCCTATTCGATGCGTTCTTCGATTACAAATGTGTCAGGCCGATGCCGACTTACGGCGTACCGGGCCTAATCGATCACTTCTAATGGGTGCCGCAATAGGTGGACTCTTCGGGTCAGCGATATCAGGCGCGTTCGCGATAAAGGAAGCTAGGGAGCAGCGCGACTTCATAAAGAAAATGCGCAGAAGCGCATATCAAGACACAATGGCGGACATGAGGAAGGCGGGTTTAAACCCGATCCTCGCATATAGACAAGGTCCGACAACACAAGGTCAGGCAACAATGGCGGTAACGCCTAATTTCGCAGCCGGAATGGCTGGCATGGGTCAAGCGGGAGCAGCAGGAACCCAGGCAGCATCAGCAAAAGGGCTGCGAGCGGAGCAAGTAAATACGGAACAGCGACGCCAAAACATGCTGAACGCGCAGGCGGCCCAAGGCTATTCAGCAGCAAATCTACATGATC